TTTTCGCCAAAGTCTTGAGCGTCGTGAGCGAACAAATAAGCGACGTATTTACCGCCAGAGCCGTTCGCATCTTGACCGCCTCCGATAGTAAACTGCGTACTTGTTGGAGCCGTGTTATTCCACCAAGCCCTTACGTCCTCCGTGCCAGTGCTGTTTAAGTAAATGCCGTATTGTTCTGGATTTGTACCGCCATTTAATTTTCGGTGATAAACTCGCCAGTCAGTGTTGCCAACGCCAGAGGGATGCACATACGCTTTGAGGATAATCATTCCGGGGACGCTTCCCAGATTATGGGAAATTACGCGGCCCGCGCCTGTTCCGTCGCCATCCCACACAACGACATCGAAAAACCCTTCTTGTTTTAAAAACGTCCAAGAACAGTAAGTGCTTGTATTATTGTTGTATGCATTATCAGAGCCAATGTTGTATCCATTAGTGTTAAATGACTTTATGCCATTAGAGCCACTGGAATACTGTGGGTTTACTTGATTGGACGCTAAAAAGTTGGCAAAGCCTCTTTCGGTGTCTACAAGATAATGATCTTGTGACGTGCTTCGTCTTTTTGACCAGATAAGACCGCCCGTTTCTGATAAGTTCATGCTGTTTACAAGCGCACGGTCAGAAGTGCCATCACCATCGTATACAAGGGTCGAAAACACATCATCAACGTAAACAGCTTCGCCAGCGTTACCAGCCGCCGCCTGTATTAGCTTGTTAGCCGCATTACTCATTAGCCTAGCGCCTGTCCAGCAACAAATCCGTAATAAGTCGTTCCGCCGTCAATCGTGAAAAACACAAATACATCAACGCCGTTGTTGGTTGACGTTAGGGTTGGCGCTGTCGCCGCTGGCCAATCAACGCTTGCAGGCCATGTAATTGTTCTGGCTGAACTGTCTTGAATTATTTTCAACACAAAAGCTGACGCCCTACCAGATGCGGCAGGGTTGCTAAACGTGTAAGTGACATTTTCAGTCAGATCATGCTCAAACACATTGCCATCGCGCAGATTAATCGTTGCGGCATTTGAGCTAGACGTAATGCTAGTTGCTTCGTCTATCGTGCCATTGTCAAAACTAACAACACCATTAGCATCTGCTGTTACCGCCTTGCTAGCTTCTGTCAGCCCAAGCGTCGTGATGTCAAGATAGTTAATCTCAGCAGTGGTTGCTGTGACACCATCCAATTTGTTGATTTCAGCGGCTGTTGCAGTAATGCCGGGCAGGTCGCTTGTGAAAGCCAGCTTGCCACTGCCGTCTGTCTTGAGAAGTTGTCCTGCGGACCCGTCTGCGTTTGGTAGCTCCAGCGTGTATGTGGCGGCGGCGCTGTGAGGCGGTCCCTGCAAGGTGACGCCGTGACTGTTGGACTCACAGTTGAAGCGAATCTTGCCTGCGTTTGTGTTCCCGTAAAGCTCAGTAAATCCCGTGCCATTTGGAAACAACTGGATGTTGCCGTTGGTGTTGGTGGATTTGACTGCATTTGCGTCCAGTTGAATATTGTCAACATCAAGCTCATTAGCCGTAATTTGCCCTGCCGAGCCATAAATCACCGCTTTCGAGTTGACCACCGTGTCAGCGGTTGAGCCATCAAGCAGATTAATTTCTGCGGCTGTAGATGTGACAGCAGTTCCGCCGATAGCCAAGGTGGTCGCATCCACCTTTGTCACCGCCAGAGAAGTGTTCGCGTCAACGACTGCCGCACCAGAGCCTGCGCCGTCCAAATAAACAATTGCGGCATTTCCATTCGCAATCGTGACGGTAGCGCCAGAGCCCTGTTTGATCGTAATCGACTGAGAGCCAGACGTGGCATTTTCGATATACATCACGCGCGATACGGTGTTTGGCGCGATGGTCAACTCGCGGGTAGCCGTCAAGCTAACTCCCGAGGTGACTTTGAAGTACATGGATCGGGCGGGGTCAGTTGCGCCATCCGCCACTGTGGTGGTGGAGTTGGCGTCGCTGGCAAATGAGGCTTCAGTCCCATACCCAAGCGACTCGCCGATCAATTCAAGATTTGTGTTGGTGGTGGTGCCCCACGTTCCCGAGCCCTCACCAGTATTGAGTTCTGTGAGCCTCAGATCATTGACATAGGTAGGCATAGTAAGTCCTCTTAACGCTCTATCGGAGTGTAATTCGGTGTCTGTCCAGTATCAATCGGGAACCACAAAAACATCGATCCGACAGAGGCGGTCATTGAAAGCCCAGCAGGGAAGGCGTCGATACTCACTTTTGACTCGGCCGCGCCGACTGAGGCGGTCATCCCAAGGCCGGTCACTGCGGCCACGCTGTTCTGGTCTACAGTGACGGCCCCAACAGCAGAAGTGATTGCAAGTCCAGTTGGCTCGACGGGAAGCGCTTCTCCCCAAGCCCCAGACCCCCAAGTATCTCTGCCCCAACCCGTGATACTAGCCATAAAAATTTCGTGCGGTTAATTCGCAATCGATATCATACAGCCTTTCGGTTACTTAGTAACAGCCTGTAGTCTGCGCGCTGGCTTTAAAACCCGCTCTACCATTTTCCCGTACCATTGCCGTCCGGTTTGCAGAGAGTTCATTTGCTTGGCAATCCTGTCGTAACTCATCTTGCGCTTTCGCATTTTTTGCATGACCTCGATCCAGTGTTGTTGCTCTGGATCAGGGACCATCTTTTTGCGGATCTTGCCGTCGTGATTGACGGGCTCAAGTTTGTAACCGTAGGGCAACTGCCCGCCCAGATAATATCCTTTCGCCGCCCACTCCACGCGCCCATCTTCGATGATATCCTGCTCCCTCATGCGAGCCAGATTATCTGCGGCACTTAACGCCATCAGAAAAGCCTGATGAACCTGATCAGAGAAATCCACATGATGCTCAAGCCCTTCAGTATGCTCGGGCTTTCGGTAAGCCACTGGAAAATCGCCGAATTGTTCGCAAAAGTATAGATCGACACCGATCTCTTGGAGGATCGGAATAATTATCAAAAGGTTATCCACTGATCGAGACAGTCGATCAAGGCGGGTCGCGACAATGGCATCGTGCTCTTCGAGGGCGTCAGTCAGGGCCCGCGAGCCTTCACGCTCCAAAACGTCTTTCGTGCTTGTGCAGGGGTGGTCAATAAAAAACTCATCCACAGCGCGTTCATACTTATTTGCACAAAATTGTGTAATCAGCTTTTTCTGCCGCTCAATACAAAGATCGGCAGACGATTCCTCAGAATGCGACTGCCGAATGTAGCCATAGATTCGATTGACTTGGCCGTAGACTGGCCTAACGATCACTTGATGCCGCCTGTGAATCCGTAGTCGGTCATCTCTTCGTGCAGTCGCTTCCAGTCAATGTTGAGTGGCCGCCAGTCCTGCGCGCGATCTGCAAACATGGTGTGGCCGTCCTTGACCAAGCAGACCGAGCGGTAGGCTTTCGGCACACCTTCGTACACAATGTCGATGTCGTGTAACTTGCAGGTGCGCCGCACGCGGTTGTAGAAAACTTTCTTCTCGGCCGCGTTCATACAGCGAAATTCTCATCCGCGCCGACTGTGCGAGCCATCTTGTTGGCGATCTTCTTGAGTTGCTTCAAAAAGTCTTTGTCGAACCGAGAGTTGTACATATCATACAGTTCTCCGTCTGACTCAAGCGTTTTGATGTGGTTACCCAAAACCGCCTCGGCTCTGAGATACGCCTGCTCTCGCGGCGTGTGCCCATATTTATTTCTCATCTTACTTTCTCCCTGATAAAAGCGCGTGTCGCGCAATGTACTTTTCAAGTCGCTCAGCGTCTGCTGGGCCAACTACCTTGAGTCGAGTCACATCCATGTTGTCAGCCAAGTCCGCCAGCTTGATGGCTACCGCCTCGGGATCAGAAAGAATCCCTGCATAGTAATCATCATCGCTCTCACCCTTGACCCTAGTGAGCAACAGAACCAACTCCGCAACCCTGAGACCAAACTTCTCCTCAATGTCGCCGATAGTAGATTCGGTATCCTCAACAACGTCGTGCAAAACTGCCGCAATCTTGACGTGATCGTCACCAGCAACTGCGGCCATGACTCGGAGCGGGTGCGTGATGTACGGTGCCCCGCCCTTGTCAACCTGACCAGCGTGAGCATGAAGCGCGAACTCGATTGCGCCCTCAATGCCCTCCATCACAATTTCCTCCCTGTTGAACTTGCATCCGAATAATAGCAAACTGCGTGTCGATGTGCAAACAATTATTCGTCGTAAAAGCAGAAGTCAAAAGAGTAATACGGCTCGGCGTATCCCCAAGGACCGTTGACGAATCGCTTGACTGCCCACTCGAAAGGGCCAGACTCCCAGCCGATTCGCAGGTAGCCATCCTCTTCTCTTTTGTAGACTTCGTAGTCTGGGTTCATGCCGTGCAACTTGCAGTCCTTGACCAGCGCTTTGTAAGCCGCGTTTGCCGCCGCCTTTGCAGTCTTGAACTTCGCGAAGTTCACCTTGTCGAAGTTGGGCATGAAGTCATGCGCGTCCTCACCCCCGTACATTAGTGCGTCGATATTCATATCGCCTCCATTTACTTTTCGAAAAAAACAGACTTCCAAAAGATGCCAATCGGAGATCCGTTGGCAGTTCTTTCGTCGGGCTTTTTGATTTTGAGCAGTGGAATCCAGTCGCTATCGCCGCCCTCCCAATTGATCAGTACCTCGCGATGAGCAAGGTCATCAGAAATTCTTGACCCCGCGATCACACCTTCAGCTATTGGGATCATCGCGCCGTAGTCGCCGATCACCTCTTTGCCGATTAACTTGTTCATGCCGCTTCTCCCTTGGCGAGCTTGGCCTTCCAAGCCAAGCAGAACTCTTTGACAGTGAGGTCAGAGTTGGCGACCTCTTCGTCCCAAAACCAATCGAACCAATCGAGCCCGTAGTTGCTACCGTCGACCAGTCCGATCCCGTCGAGAATGAAAGCGCAGTACGCTTCCTCTCTCGCGGCGGAACGGACCAGTCTGTCAATGTTCAGAACTGGCCCGTCCTTCTTTGCCGCTTTGATCATCTTGCCTCCCTGTCAATGTCGAGACCCCCTCGACTTCAAGTACAGTCTCTCACATTCCCGTGTCGTTGTCTACACCTTTGCACAAAATAACTTGTGAAATATTCACATTCATACACCCCGCATTTATTTGTATAAAGGGTTGCACATCGACACGGAAAGGAGTAGAATGGTTTTGTTGGTTGGGAAAGGAGACAAATGATGAAACTGCGGATCGCCAAAGCCAAGAACGTCAGCGTCGCTGAGCGAAACTTGGTTGCCAAGTGGGTCAAGAAGTGTCTCAAGGAGTTGGCGAAAAAAGACTACGAGCTTGCTGACGGCTACGACGGGTGGCGTCATCTCTTCAACCCCGCGATGGCCAAGCCCATCAAGTATGCCGACATGATCGACAACATCGAGGTCTACTGCAAAGGGAGCGGACAGGTCTCTAACGGTGGCTGTTACAAGATCAACATCGACATCAAGATGGCTCACCGAGAAGCCAAGGTCGGCAAGTTCCACGAGTACAAGGCTTTCGAAAACGATCCCGTGATCGGAGCGTTCAAGACTGACGATGTTGAGGCGGTCATCGCCGCGACTGTTGCCCACGAAGTGGCGCACCACGTTCAGTACCGATACGGGCCCTGCACTCGATGGCTGAAGAAGTCTTACCGAAAGCCGCACGGCGATGGGTTCAAAGACATCTATCGAATCCTGAGAGCGCGGGTTGTTAATCCGGTGTTTCTAAACAACGACGTCAAGGAGGCGGCATGACTATTGTAGCGATGAAGATCGAAAAGGAGATGGGCAACTATTGGAGCGGCACTGGCAGGTTTGAGGATCTTGCCAAGTGGCTGGACAAAATGGTGCCCGCAATGGGTATGTGTGAAATTCATCACGGCCGATTGGAAAAGTATCGATTGATGTGTAATGCGTATTACGACCTCTTCAACAATGGTGGTTGGAATAACGAGCACACTAACGTCTCTTATTATTTTCCAAAAGCCATCACTCTCGCCAAGGGAAATTTCCCCGAGTGGGATCTGATTTACGAGATCACCGAGCCCAAAATGGACAAGGCGATTCTCGACGCGGCGCTCGACACCAAGCTGATCACCCGAGAGGAGTGGCGA